GACCGACTTAGGTTTCATATGATTGTAGATCCAGCTAACATAAGAAATATAATAAACAATATGAAGTTTAATATACGCTTTTCAGTACAAACAAGTTGTACATCATCTCTCTCTTCCATCGGTATTTCTATGACATAATCTTCGTTTACTCCCAAAACAATGTGGTTATTCGGTTGTTGAAAGACCACATAATTATTCATAAATTACCATATCACCTTTATTTTAAGCTTCACCACCAATTTCAGCCAAATAGACATCAACTTCGCCAACAAATTCTGGACACTTTGCAGAAGTCTTCTTGGTGACCATATCCTGAACATTTGTGACATGTTCCTTGAACTTCTTGACATCTATACCAGTGGCATTGTGAATTTGTGAATCGGTGGCAAACTCTTTGAGGGCGTAGAAGTAAGCCGCTGCATAGTTTGCGTGAAGTATAGCAATGACCGGTGATTCATCCTGTTGAGCAGCCACGGCATAGCGGGCTGATTGTCTCACAAGCTTCTCTATGGCCTTGTTCATACCCCGAGTCTTATTTTTCATCATGAGATAAAGTACAAAAATTATAGCTATCAGATAAAGATAAGCCATCTTCTATTTATAAGTATGAAAATAAAATGGAAGTATCTGTGTCACTTCTGTCTGGCACCACTTGATCCATACTATAAAAATGGGAAGGGATGGGAACTTCGTCTCTTTGATATGTACTTGCGTCAAACAGAACCACCACTTGAACTGAATAATGGGTACATCATGGGAAATCTCCGTGTATGTAAATGTTGTTTTATGAATGGACCTATAAAGTATAATCCACGCATAGACACCCTTCGTCAAATTGGGGCAATTAAGTTTGATAGACCCAAAACACTCTCTATTACGATAAATGAACTATTGGCATGGATTGAAAATTTCTACTTGATCCTTGAGGAGAATAAACCTAAGTAAAGAATTGACACCCTAAAAGTTAAAGAAAGATGGGTGAGAGTATTCAAAAACTTACCCACATTGAACACGTCCTTAAGAGACCTGACTCGTATGTTGGTCCGGTGGACATTGGTTCCGAATCATACTGGATTTTTCACAAAACTGATAATCAATTCAAAAAGAAGAATGTCAACTATTCCCCAGCTTTGCTCAAAATATTTGACGAAATTCTTGTCAATGCAATTGACAGAAACTCTGTACACCCAAAGAGTGTTACGAGCATCTCGGCGGGGATAGACAAGGAGACTGGTTCTATTACCATTGAGAATAATGGCCCTCTCGGTGGCATCGGTGTGCGTATGCACGAAAAAGAGGGTATTTGGAATCCCGAACTTACATTTGGGCATCTTCTTACGAGTACAAATTATGATGACACAAAGAAGAGAATTGTGGGAGGTCGCAACGGCTATGGTGCCAAGTTGACCAACATCTACTCATCGGAGTTTTCCATTGTGATCAAGGATGGGGAGACAAAGCAGTGTTACACACAAAAGTGGAACAATAACATGACGGTGTGTCACCCACCAAAGATTACAAAGCATTCTGCCTCAACTTCTTCGGTCTCAATCACTTTCATCCCCGATTGGAAGAGATTTGGTATGAATAAGATGGATGCCTCAATCTACAAAATCTTTGAGAAGCGGGTTTGGGATGCAAACATCTGTACGACTCCAAACTGTAAAGTGAAGTTTCAAGGTGAAGCCCTTCCAAAGACTTCGTTTGAGGCTTACGCCAAGATGCACGAAGGTGTGACAGATGTGTGCTCGGTAACGACTGATCGCTGGTCAGTATGTATTGGTCCATCAGACAACGGACTTGAACAAGTCTCTTTTGTGAATGGTATATCTACAACGAAAGGTGGAACCCATGTGGATCATGTAGCTTCTTACCTTGCCGCCGGTATCATTGATGAGATGGCAAAGAAGATCAAGTTGAAGCCACAACAAGTCAAGAATACTTTCAACATCTTTGTGAAGGCAACCCTTGAGAACCCAACCTTCTCAAGTCAGGTGAAGTCGGAGTGTACCTCAAAGGCTCAAGACTTTGGGAGTAAGTTTGAACCACCCAAAAACTTTGTGAAGAATGCCCTAAAAACTGGTATTCAAGATGAACTCACAGCACTCTCAAAGTTTAAGGAGATGAGGGAACTCAAGAAGACCGATGGTGCTCGCAAGTCCAAAATTACCGGTATTCCCAAGTTGGATGACGCGAACAAGGCGGGTACGGCACAATCTGGAAAGTGTACTCTCATTGTCACAGAGGGTGATTCGGCTAAAACCCTCGCGGTTGCGGGTCTCTCTGTCGTTGGTCGTGATCACTACGGTGTGTTCCCACTTCGCGGTAAATGTAAGAATGTTCGGGACGCTTCGGTGGCACAGCTCACATCAAACCAGGAGTTCAACGATCTCAAGAAGATCCTTGGTCTTCAACAAGGAAAAGACTACCAAGATGTTTCTGAACTTCGCTATGGTCGTCTTATGATTATGACAGACGCCGATAATGATGGTTCTCACATCAAGGGTCTCATCCTAAATATGATCCACTACTTCTGGCCCAGTCTTCTCAAGTTGGGTTTCGTGGTTTCTATGGTGACACCAATCATCAAGGCTTCCAAGGGTGGTCAATCAAAATCATTCTATACAGATTCGGCTTTCCGTACCTGGTATGGTAGCGGACAAGCAGGTTGGAAAATCAAGTACTACAAGGGTCTGGGTACCAGCACGAGTGCTGAAGCTCGGGAGTATTTCAAGAAGATTCAGGACCTCACTGTGAAGTTTGACATGGATATTATGACAGACAAGTCCATCATCCTCGCCTTTGACAAGAAGAAAGCAGATGATAGAAAGTCTTGGCTTTTGGAGAGTACAGCAAAGGACCCCAAAGAGTTGGAAGTCCCATATGGTTCTGTCAAGAACTTGAGCATTACCCACTTTGTCCGCAAAGACCTGGTCAATTTCAGTTTGGCAGACTTGAAGCGCTCTATTGCCCATATGGCGGATGGTCTCAAGCCTTCACAGAGGAAAGTGATGTATGCTTGCTTCCATAAGAATCTCAAGGATGAAATGAAGGTGGCACAACTGGCGGCATATGTCGCGGACAAGTCTGCGTACCACCATGGTGAAGTATCCTTAGCGGACACGATTGTTAAGTTGGCAAACGACTACACGGGTTCAAACAACATTAACCTTCTTGAACCGTGTGGTCAATTTGGTACGCGTCTCATGGGTGGTAAGGATGCTTCTCAGACGAGGTACATTTTCACAAAACTTACCAAAGAGGCTCGCAAGATCTTTGATCCTCGGGATGACCCGATCCTCAACTACTTGGATGATGATGGGCGCTCAATTGAACCAGACTTTTACATGCCAACCATACCAATGGTTCTCGTGAATGGAACCGAAGGTATCGGTACGGGATTCAGTTGCTATGTACCACCATTCAATCCAAAGGATATCAAGGAGAATATTCAAAGAGCCTTAGAGGGGCATTCATTCAAAGATATGAGTCCGTGGTTCCGAGGTTTCAAAGGTAAGATTTTCAAAGAAGATGGTACTTGGATTACGGAAGGTGTGTGGCGAGACACAGGGTCACGACTCAAAGTCACAGAACTTCCACCGGGGCGCTGGACCCAAGACTACAAGGAATACTTGGACATCCTCATAGAGAAAAAGGTCATTTCTGGATTCACCAATAACTCAACAACGGAAGATGTTGATTTTGAAATTATGGGATACACTGGCAAGGACATTCTAAAGGATCTCAAGCTGAGAAAGAGCTTCCACACCTCAAATATGCATCTTTTCCATCCAGTTAAGGGTATCTACAAGTACTCCAGTCCCGAGGAAATCCTCAAGGACTTTGTGGATCTTCGTCTTGAACACTACAAGAGGAGAAGAGAACACCTCATCAAAGTACTTGAAGTTAGATCCAAGATGTGTGGATACAAATCAAAGTTTGTGACAATGGTTATTGAGGGACAGATTGTTGTCTTCAAAAGAAAGAAGGATGATCTTGAGAGACAATTGGCTGGCATCTTTCCCAAAATCAACGGAACCTATGACTATCTCCTCAACATCAAGACTGTCCAATATACTGAAGAGTGTGTACGAGAACTCCTCAAAGAATCAAAACAAGCGAGGGAAGAACTTGAAGTTATGAAGGGTACCTCGCACATTGACATGTGGAAAATGGATATTAAAAATATGTAGACAATAGATAGGTATGGGTGAAGCTGCGAAAATTTCGCTCAAGGCTATTGGGAAGCAAGACACCTACTTGCTTTCCAATGATCCAGACGAGTCCTTCTTTAATTGTACCACCGATCGGAGACATTCCGACTTTCGTAAGTATCACAGGAGTAGAAATGTTGTAAAACCCGGAAACGCAAAACCTTCGTGGCCATTTAATGAGACGATTAAAGTACAATTCAACCCAACAAATATGGGTGACCTTTTGAGTAATATGTATTTGAGTCTCACTATGCCTGGTATAAGCGATGGAAACTACGCGGATCAGTTGGGGAGACATATTCTAAAGAGTGTGACAATGTTTGTGGATGATATTGAAGTTGAGAAAATCCACGATGATTGGGGTATTATCTATGACGATCTTTATTTAGAAGTTTCAGAAAAAGTAGCGAATAGATTTCTTGTAAATAGAAACCTTGGTTTTGATGACGCTCCTACGAGTACAGGTGTTGCACAATATGACGCAGATCTGGTGATACCCATTCACTTCTTTTTCTCAAGGAAGTTTGCGAGTGATGAGTATGACACAAATAAACCAAATAGACCATACTTTCCAGTGTGTTCAATTTTCCGTCAGAAGATTGAGTTTGAATTTGAGTTTCACAGACAAACATTTTTCACAAATACAACTAACACGGTGACACTCCCATCTTTTAATGTTATCACCGAAGAAATAACAGTCAATCCAGATGAAAGGAAGTTCTTGGCGAGTGAGAGACAGACAATGATCACCGATCTCGTGAGAAAACATCCAGTGGCACTTAGTGAACTTAACGAAGACATAATAAAGAACAACTTAGTTCCCAATATCCCTGTGAAATGTATTCATTGGTTTATCAGGAATACTATATTTGAAAATGAAGACGACGCGGAAGGTAGTGGTTCGGGTGGTGAGTATCTATATGAAAACCGGTTCAACTTTTCCGCTAATTTAGACTTTCAGGGTGAAACCACAACCCTTTATCCAGTAATGAAAGAGGCAAGCTTCTATATAAATGGAAATAAACTACCAGAGGTTACAAAAACAAATCATGAATATTACAAATTTTTAATTCCATATCAAAAACGATTATCAAGACCTATCAGAAATATTTACACATATAGTTTCTCGTTGAATCCAGTAAACGTGGAACCATCGGGAAACTTGGACTTTAGTCAGATTCAATCAGAAAAGACTAGCATTGAAGTTAAATTAGACACCGACTCTGGAATAGACATTTCTACAGAAACCTTTTCTTTGAACATGTACTATACCGGATATCAAACTTTTGTGTTTGACAGGGGCTTCATGTCAATTGCTTACTAAAGAGTTTTTCCTTGTTCTCGGCAATGTAGTCAATAATATTATTCTTAATACACCATTTGATGAAATTCAATTGTGCCAAAGTTGTTTGGATTTCATGAGATGTACCCGGAATCGTGTAGGGAAACTTTTGAGACCGACAAAATGGATCAAAGAGTTGCTTACTGTATCCATTGAGGCTTGACTTGTAAGCACAATGGACAGTGAATAACTTCCCGTCACCTGTTTGATACGAGGTGTGATTCTTCTTTGCGTAGTTTGTGATAAACCACTCCAAATTGCGGAGAGAAATGCCACTCGTTTTGTCCAATATCGTCAGAAGTGTAGATTTATTCTTCTCATTGTCGTAAAAATTGTTGATAGATGTTAGTAGAATATCGTTTTTGCTCATTACCATACTAGACCCCCAAATCTATAAGCTCTTTTGAAACCTCACACCCCGGACACCCCCTGACAAACATATGCTCTGGTCCATGATTGTGTAGACTTGAACTTGACAATGTGCGATGACATACCCTTTTACCTTGGGATCTATGTTTACCACAATAGCCATTGTGAATTGCCTTGAAAGTACACCGACTACCAGTTGATTTTGTTCCTTTACAAGTTGTAGTCACAAATGAAGTGGGGATATCCTTCAATAAAAGTTCCAGAGGTATCGCATGCTTCTTTGAAATCGTTAAAGCATACTCGTTGATGATTAAGTTGACCCTCTCCTCCAACTCCTCATCAACTATCTGCGTGATCTTCTCGTGAAGATTCATTCTTACTCTGTGTTAGCTCGTATTTTTTAAATAGATCTTCAACCGAACCTTGTCTCGCCTCCTTAAGGCGGGCTCGGAGTACCGCCAAAGTACCCGTTTCATCCAAACTTAGGCGTTTACATTCCGCAATGAGATCATCCTTCTTCATAGTACTGAGAGCTGGTTCCCTCTTTGGTTTCGGTGGTTTGTGTTGATTAATGATTTCACCAAAGATTTCATCCTTGACATTCTCAAACAGTGGATCCAAAAGGTCACACACAGGGTTGAGGAACTTATTGAGGAAATAATAGTGATAATCAACAGGTACGCCATGCTCCTCTACATATTTTGGATCTTCGGCTTTTTCGTACGCTTTGGCTTTGGAATCTTGGGTCTTTGTGAGCAGGTATGGCACACGATCCCCAGACTGTGGTTCAGAACCGGGCTTTCTTTGACGCATCTTCGTGACAACTTGTACATGCGATTGATTAATATTGACACTTTCTTTGCTCGTGACAGACACATTCTTACCACCAACCTTGTAGGTATCCGAGAGACCTTGGCTCAATATAAGCTTATGATTGGGGACATCACCCGAAAGAAGTTCAATCGCCCTCTCTTTGGCCAACTCCTTTGGTGGACCGGGGTCACTTGATGTGAGAACAACATCTAAGAGTTCCTTACAGACCTCTCGCACATGGGGTGTGTTGTCCCGTCGCACAACTTGGAGGCCCTTGATGTCAATATAGTCCATGTGCATCTTACCATCCTTACCTTGTGTCCACAACTTTGCGGCATACCTCTTCTTTGAATACAAAAAGTATGGCCAATAGACCTTTTCCAATTCCAAATTATTGGGCTTCTTGAAGAGAGCTGAACACTCTTCAGCGGCTCTTTCTCCCACTTCCCAGCTGTAGGCAATCGCATCCTCGCCTTTACGATCTCCGACATCAAACTCAACCATCACTGAGTCAGTATCCCCGTACCTTACCTTTGCCCCGGGGAAGTTCTTCTCAACATAATTCTTTGTTTCTTCAATCATTGCACGCCCCTTACATGTTGTTGTAGATGCAATAGGGACACAAGGAAGAATACCCTTGCCTGCTCCAGTGAACCCATATACGGAGTTCATTGAAATTTTATAAGCCAACTGCTTACCATTGTAGACCTCCTTCATAAAACCTGTAGCCGCCGCCATGTCCCGCTTGGCTTGCTTACGAAACTGTTTCAATTCAAGAAGAATCGCAGGTAAAAGACTTGGTACATCTTGGGCAAACTTATAAGTTCGGTCACCAACCTTGAAAGTTTCATAGGTGATTCCCGGGACCGCGCCATACTTCTTCTCGTCCATGACATATGACGAATAGCATAGATTGTGTGCCATCATAATTGATGGATACAGTGCTTCAAAATCAAGAGCGGTAATTGGAGTATAGTATGCACCCTTTTGTGCTTCAAGAACCGTAGCTCCCTCGTAGGGTTCTTCGGGGATTGCTCCATACCGAATTGTCGGAACCATGAAACCCAATTCCCTCGCCTTCTTTGTCAGTTGAGAAAATACCTTGATTTGTTGCCCACGCTCTACAAGAAAGTTTGCTGGAACCCAAGTTGCCTTGGCCATCTCCACCAT